AGGCGATACTGCCGCTTCTGATAAAGATAGCCAAGGCATTATCTGATATAGTTCCCAAGGTTGCACAATTTGTTGAAGAGAACAAAAAACTTGTGATGATTCTGGTGGGAGGTGGTGTTGGCGGAACGGGTTTAATTCTGGCTTTATCACAATTCGCATTGATATTTTCAAATCCGGTGACGGGTTGGATTGCAGGAATAGGTATAGCCGTTATGGGTATTATATCACTCGTTACATGGATGAAGAATCTGACTAAGGTGTCAAGAGAAGTTGTCAATGTCGTTCCTAATTCAATAAAGGAAATTGATGAGGAAATAAAAAGAGTAAGAGATCGTATTGCGGTTCTTGAAGAGGAACGTGATACAATCGCTGGTACTATTGGGGAAGTTGCGCGATATAATGATATGATCGCTACCTATAATGAACAACTTGATAAACTACGAGAAACACGCAAGAAACTTATAGGTGAGCGCAGAGAAGAATTGCCCCAAACACCGCCGTTCGAATTATTGAGTGATGAGCAAATAAAAACAGAAATAGATAAGTTAACTGACTTTATTGATAATATTAAAGAGAAAATTGCAAAATTATTGGCTGAGTTTAAGGCAATGCCCAAGCCCGAACCAACAGCTATTGATTATGATGATCAGAAGGCTCGTTACGATAGATTAGTAGCAATGATCAATGAGAAAAGGAAATTAATAGAAGAGGCAACTACTAAATTGCATGAAGCTATGGCTGCATTGTCAAAGCCTCCAGATGTTGAATCAACTGGCGAATCCTATGATGTGGCATTGGAGAGAATGCTGGGGATTGATCCAGAAACAATGCAGGAATATACAGATTGGCTTGCTGAGCAGCGCGAACAACAAATAGTTGATTCCACTGATTATTATGATACCCTTATTGACATTGCATTATGGAAATTAGGTATTATTAGAGATAAGGAAATGGAACATCTTCGGGCGAAACAAAAGATGTGGCGTGAGGCTGGATTTGCATTGAAGAATATATGGGATTCAGCATTCAGCAATCTGTTTGATTCCACGCGAAAGGGATCGCAAAATATTGCACTTGCTATGTTGGAGGGATTGATAGGTACATTGTCAATGGCTATAGATTCAATGACCAAGCGAATAGTTGCGAAATGGATTGGCGTTAAAGCGGAACTTTTAATGGAATCTCTTACAAATCCTGTGGCACTAGCAAAAATTGCTATTGGTTCAGCGATTGCAGGGGCAGCTAAAGCGGGGCTTAATCGCATTCTTGAGGGTGCTCGATCCAGTATGGAGGCATATGTACCGAGATATCAGTATGGCGGTGTTGTTCCCGAGACCGGGCTTGCATTAGTCCATGAGGGTGAGCATATATTCAATCCGGCTTACCCGGTGGATAGTTTGCATAATATGGGGGCTGCAATTACATTTAAGCAGGTCATTAATGGCAATATAGATCGTGATGAATTGGATGCTGCCAATGAGAGTTTTGTTGATTATCTATATTCCCGTCGGTTGGCAAAGGGGTTGAGTTAAATGACATTGTTGTCCGGCAGGAAATATCAGTTTCGAATAAATAACGTTGATGGCGATCTTAATAGTGTATCTGCCACCGTTGATAATTTCTATTTCTGGTCCCCGGACATATTTGAGAGTGCCGATAATTTTAAGGCTGTGAATATACCACAAGCTGAGGGTGGGACTTTTCGAGGGAAGGGTTATCGTAAGGCGCGCACTGTTTCCCTTATTGGGACCTATACCGGATATGTTCAGAGCGATAATGAACAATATCCCAATAAACATATTTATAGGTATCTCGAACTTGTACAGGCACTTGATAGATATCGTGATACTGATCTATATATTGAGGTTGAAACAAAGTTCGGCACGGGGTCCATTGGTACGAGGCGATGGTTATTCGTCAAACCGCTAAGGCAAAAATTCATCCCGGTCGAGGGCACTCAATACACGGCTTCCAAATCCCGATTCACGTTCCTGGCCGCCGATCCGGATTTCTATTCCCCATCACTCACAACAGCATCAGCCTCCGGAAGCGCGGGTTCTGCATCTGCATTTATCGCTAATAATATTTATCCCACCCAGCGGTTGACAATAAAGATTGAAAATGTGGATGGATCATCTATCACTAATCCAACGGCAAGTTCAATGAATATCGCTGGCGCATATTGGACAATAAGCGGTTCGATAACAGGTGCCGGGGATTACTGGATCGTAGATCATCATGCGGGTACGGTTAAACAGATTGTTGGTGGCGTAGAAACAAATGTCGTTTCAGCATTCAGCGGATGTTTTTTCCCACTTGTGGGCGAAAGCCAGGCGAATATCATCAAAGCGAGTATTACATCCGGGGATTCCAATTCCTTGAAACTAACATTATCAGCACGCAAAAAGATGGACTGGGATGACTGATGTGGATTATTGAAGCAAGAGTATTCAATCAGACCGATAACACCGTCCGTGCTGTATTCTCTAATCTTACTAACGGTGGATGTGCGATTCATAAACTTAAGTTTAGGAATAATCGCATCGGTGGTTGTGAGCAGCTTATGTTGACAGCAGATAGATTGAGAACGGCGGGACATACAGTATCAACCGGCAACATCATCGAAGTATGGATTTATAATACTGATAATAGTGATGATACATTCTCCCGCAGATATAAGGGTGTAATAAGATCAATCAAACAGAAATATTCTTCTGAAACGATTACCATAATGGCTTGGGGACTTTGGGAACAGTTCAAATGGCAGACGATAGTCAAATATATGGAAACAACCGATGTTGCTGATGTGGTTGGTGATATCTTCAATGATATCAAAGCGAATACATATTGTGATACAACAGGTAATATCTCTCTCGCAAGTTCGGCGGCTATAGGAGATATAGAGCTATATTTTCAGCAGGCTTCTGATGTAATAAAAAAGCTCGCCGAAATTCAGGGTTCTGTTGATTATGGCGTTGATGAGGATGGAATATTTTATTTCATCGACTCCATTACTACAAACCGCGGTATATTCCAAGTGGGAGTTAATATTACTGATCTCGAAATAGTTGAACGTGCGGATGAGCTCTGTAATGATTATTTCCTGCGGACTCGTAATCTGGTATCGAGCGGTAATCTGACGCTACATGAAGATGATGATACATCTATTGCTGCTTATAAGAAACGTACAAAAGTTATCGATGCACCGGAATTTTCGGATTCAGATGATGCAATAACCTGGGGACAGGCTTTGATTGCTGCTAATAAAGACCCGGTTACAATATATTCATTCAAACCAATTCTATCTACTGAGGCATTGTTTGATTATACCGGTAAGGTCAATGTTTTAGATGAGAATTGTAATACACTTGCCACATTGACAATCGAGGGTATTGAATATTCATTTGGTAATGATGGTTTTAGTCAGAGGTTGTATGCAGGGGATCGAGAAGCGGCATTCGATCCCGGAAGTTTGTTTGCTAATATAGAGAATAAAGTGGCTATGATAGAGGCGGCGAATATTGCCAGTAAGAAAATAGAGCATTCCGCATATGATGAATTTAAGCAATATATATATGAAAATGCGTTTGCCGCTGGTAAATATAATGTGTGGGATACGAATTTCAGCGAAGATTATGAGACGGATTATATTGATAAAGAGGAATCAACGAATATTTCTTTCGGTGATCGAATAAAGTCAATGGTAAGGAAATTGTTGGCTAAACATAGCAACCCGTTTAGCGGGACAGCGGCCATACTTCAAACGTATGAAATCCCCGCTGGACGTTCTGTAGATAGTGTGCGTCTATATTGGTATGCCGATCATTATGGGAGATATGATTTCAATGATGATTCTGTGTTGCAGGATTGGTATAATGCCGGCGTGGGATCGGGATATAAAGATGATGGCGGTTACATTATAGATGAGACTAATGGTTATTTGGTTGGCAATCCCGATGTACCATATGCTGATCGGGGTGTCCTGTGGTTCACACCTCAGAATTGGGCGCAGCAATTAACCACCGATGGGCTTGGGAGTTCTACTGCTAGACATTATTTCCATCAGAATGCGTCTGTACCACAGGTAGTTGGATTGCGTATCAATGATGTGGCAATCACAAATGCCGGAGATGAATGTTTCCGATTGGTATTCAATTATTTCGATTCCGGTAATTATGTGCGTCTCTCACTCTCTCGTAAAGATGCTGATGAGTGGACTTTTACGCTCGATCCATATATTAATACGGTGAAAGGTACAAGCGCGACTCTTGATGTATCCGACAGTTATACAGATTTTGTTCTGACATTCAGTATTTTACCGTCAACTGATAAATCGAGAGTTACGATTACCGGTATGACTGATGATACTCCGACGACATTAGGTACATTGGATGTCGATCGTTCTGAACAAGCGAAGCAATATATTAAGATCGAGCGCATGTGGAATAGCGAAGTAGATGATGGACATGTGGGACTCAAATGGTTTGAGATATATACATATAGTGGTGAACCTGATAGAGTAGTATTCAAAATATCCAGGGATGGCGGGACTACATGGACGAACCATACCCCGAGTTATAACACCGCTCATAGCAATACGGATGTTGATATATCGAGTCAACCTGCTGGGAATAAGACACTGATTTTGCGGGCTGAATTGCGTTGGCCCGCTGTACTATATGGTATGGGTCTAGCATGGTCGGGGAATTGATATGAATGAAAATAACGGTAAAATGAGTATCGCTGAATGGCGCGAATACCTGATCAAGAAAATTGACAGAATAGATGAGCGGCTTGATGAATATTTCGGCCCCGATGGATTCTGCCATCGCCGGGGGATTCAGGTTGATATAAATCGATCGGAGATTAAAAGCCTTAAAAAGTGGCAATGGTTCATTATGGTGGCTATAATACTTTCCGCTTTGGGGACATTTCTGAAATGAATAGAAGTAAGTTAAGGGAACAATTGATTAGGCATGAGGGATTACGTCTCAAACCTTATAGATGCCCTTCCGGTTATCTCACTATAGGCGTTGGTCGGAATTTGGAAACTAAGGGTTTATCAAAAAAGGAGATTCTATATTTGTTAAAAGTTCAAGGAATTTCCCGAGAGATAGCTCTATATCTACTTGATAATGATATTGAATATTTCATTGAAAGAACCCGAGACCTATTTCCGAATTTCGACGATCTGACTGACGTCCGCCAGCGCGTGTTTGTCGATATGTGTTTCAACCTCGGGTACCGGGGCCTTTCTGGATTCTACGATTTACGCAAGGCGGTCCAAGATGAGGACTACGTGAGAGCCGCGCAGGCCATGCTTGATTCTCGGTGGGCTACCCAGGTAGGGCAACGCGCGATCGAACTGGCAAATATGATGATTAAGGGTTGATTTTTCACTTGACACATATTGACCGATTGACGAGAATGCTCTCGTGAGAGGTATAAGATGCCGAAAAAATCCGAATTACCCTGTCCCGATAAAGTGGAAATTCCACCTATGATAATGAGTATGAACGGCCCGAGTTTTTTTGATCGCCCCTTCTGGCAATCATTACGACATTTCATACTCGGATTTGTTGCTGTCGGTGGCACTGCATTGGCTACAAGCGGAGGCAATTGGATTGCCGCTCTTGGGGCCGCTGTGAGTGGGGGAGTAGCTGCGGCTAGTAGAAAAAGGATTGATGATAAAAGGAGGGCCGAGGGTAAAGATGACATAATCACGGTCATCGGTAAGTTTCTTTCGTTGTTGATTGAATTGTTGAAGATGTGGAAAAACAGAAAGGAGTCGAAATGATTAGAGACGAAGTACATGAGCTCAAAGTTGCGCTTGCCAGGATGGGTGGGATTCTGACTGATGATGAACCCAACAGAGATCAGCTAGATGAAATCCTCTCTGCCTTGTTCAGCATTGTGAAAGAAGGGGCTGACTTTGCTGGGATCCCCAAAGAGGAAAGGGCCAAGGCTATCGCCCATGCATTTGTCGGAGCTGGTGCGGATATATTCGAGGCTGCTGTAATGTACAGCGATGAACAGGGGGAAAGTGTCGAGTAATCCCTGTACGCGAGAAGGGGCGGCTGGAGACGGTCGCCCCTTGAAACATAATGTTTTTGTGACATAATGATAGTACCTAAGAAATTCAAAATATTTGATATTGATCATACTGTTGAAGAGTCCTCAGAGGTAACAACCGAAAATGGTAATTGGGGTGAATATCAGTATGGAACTAAGAAGATCAAAATATATTCCGGGCTGGAAAATAAGGCGGAAGTTTTCTACCATGAAATAGCTGAGGCAATTGCTACATTACTTGATATGAAAATAGATGGCGAAAGACTCCCGCATCATATAATAAACGGTTTTGGACTGGGAATATATTCCTTTATAAAATCTAATCCGCATATCTTTAGGGGGGATTGATGGATAAAAAGATTATCATGTTTGGCAGGCCATATGAGTATTGTAAGAACTGCAAAAATGTATGGGATATATTGAATCTACTGCATGCCAGGCCCGACAACCGTAAGAGATTTGAACTTGAGAAATATAATCTCGAAGATGATCATTCAGTTGAATTGCTTGCGACATTGGGATTGTCGGAATTTAAGGCAATCCCGATTGTGGTATTCTTGGAAGATGGCGAGATATGGGATCATGACAATGCGGTTGTTATTGGTGCGAGAGACGACATTTTCTTTGAGATGTTGATAAGGGAGTTTACGAGGAATGGTTCGTAGACGTGTATATGTCGCTGGGGCATTCAGTGCTGATAATACCATTGATACATTTCGTAATATGGGTCGGGGAATGATTGTAGGTGCGAGATTGTTTTTCAAAGGTTATGCCCCATTTGTTCCCTGGTTAGACTATCATTTTCTTTTGCAGTTCCCAAATGCAACAGCTTGCGCTCAGGATTTTTATACTTATAGTATGGCATGGTTAGATGTATCAGAAGCAATGCTTGTAATATCCGGTTATGAAAATTCTAAAGGGACATTGGCAGAAATTGAAAGGGCAGAGGAAAGAGGGATTCCAATATTCTATGACGAAAAAGAACTCGATAAGTGGACGGAAATTTGACAACTTGAAACTTCGATGGGATTTATTGCCCTTTGCAGAGATTGAACAAGTTATCGAAGTTCTCACATATGGAGCTGATAAATATGATGACAATAATTGGCAGTTTGTACCAAATGCTAAAGATAGATATTTCGCCGCAGCCATGAGACATCTGATAAGATGGAGAAGGGGGAAGTTAATTGATGGGGAATCTTCATTGCCTCATCTGGCACATGCTATATGTTCATTATTATTCCTGATGTGGTTTGATAATCAGAATGAATTAAATGTCGATACTTCGGCAATATCAAAGTAGATGAATGGAGAAGATTATCGGATGGTAAAACATAGAACCGATTGGATGGAAATAAGAAGAGAGATTATTACTATGGATTTTGTAGAATTAACATTCGCTGAATTACAAGCATATGAAAATGGAGATGATTGCGCATGGGATCAACCATGTAAATATGGACATAGAGTTAATGATTGTGCCGTCTATTGCCATCACCCAACATGGAAAGCTGCTCCGATAAAATGTTACCGAACATGGTGGTCGGATGGCGAAATAATGGATGAGGATTGCCCCGGTTATGTTCCGAATCCAAATTACTATAAATCATGAAAATATATCAGCACATAATCCCGTATGACAAACCAGGCACCGAATTCAAATTAATTCCTTATGGCGATGTTCATCTAGGTGCTGCTGCGTGTGAACGCGAACGATTCCGGGAAATGCTCAGGAGACATGGGAAACAAAAAAATACCTATCTAATCGACATGGGAGACGCATGTGAATGCATCATCCCAGTGGATAATAAGCGGTTCAGACCATCATCTGTACACCCTGCCTTGCTTGAGGGTACAGTGCCCGCCGAAGATTGGATCGACACGGAAATAAATTGGTATGTAGAGGACCTTAAAAAATACATAGACACTGATAAACATTTGGGAATTGTCGCGGGAAATCATCATGATACTATTGCCAAACGGTACGGCACCGACCCAACGCGCAGGATAGCTGCTAGATTAGGAATCAAGAATCTTGGATATTGTTTCTACTATCGCCTCATTTTCAAACATACCTCCGGCAGAACGAGTTCATTATTGATATATGGACATCACGGTTGGGGAGGGGGGGGGCGAACTGACGGAGGGAGCATTACAAAATATGCCCGCGATGCTCGCAATCACACGGGGACAGACATTTGTATCTATGGCCATGATCATAAAAAATGGGTATATCCTATTATCAGAACTGAGCCTATAGGGAATAAACAGAAAGAGCGGAGAGCATTAGTGGCGAATACGGGGACATTCTTGAAGACTCATGGTTCCACTGAGGCCCCGACATATAGTGAGCTAGCCGGTTATCCGCCGACCGATCTTGGATATGTGATTTTCAAAATCACTGTGCTTGAGGATGGATTTGATATCAGGGGGATGGTATAACTCATGAGGGCTTGGTATTTTGCACCAGAGAATAAACGATTGAGTCATAGTGATAATAGAATGATACGGCGCGGACGATGGTTGGTAAATCGCGGGGAATTACATGCATCAATTAGAATTATAGATGCATTGCATTATGGAAATGGTCCCATTATATGTCGTGTCGAATTAGATGGTAAAATAATAAAAGACAAGGATAAAATTGTAGCTGAGCGCATGAAATGTCTATGGTATATTGATGGCACCGAGCTACTCAATAAATTCGCGCGAATGTGTGCATTAGATGTGATTCATTTATGGGATGCACCAAATATAGTAATCGAATATCTCCAGACAGGAAATGAATCATTACGAATTGAGATCAAAACAACAGCTCTTGAAGCATCAAGAACCATTATGGCAGATTTCAGAAATGGGATAATATGTAATGATGCAATAGAAGAAATGGATAAAGATTCTATGGCAGAAGCTGCATGGGCCGCCGCTAGAGCAGCATGGGGGGATATGTCTAGTGATGTTGCCTGGGAAACTGCAAGGGCTACTATGAGAGCCTTCGATCGTGCGGCTGCCAGAGATGCAGTTAGGGATTTTGCGCAGAAAGCTGCTAAAAAAGTTACGAGAGATTGTGCTGATATTGTTGTTACTGATCTCTCTAGTGAAAAGGCCAGAGATATAGCATGGGATGCAGCGTCATTAGCTCGGGCTGATATTTCAGCATCTCAAAACAGGAGATTATTACGGATGGTAAAAAAATATAGGGGGATGGTATAGATGTCACGAGTACGTGTTAGCAAGGCCGATCTATGGAAAGCCATTCGAGCAAAGTGCCGTGATTGTTGCTGTGATTCCAGACTCGAAATCCGACTATGCGAAATACGAAAATGTCCACTCTGGAAATATCGGTTCGGGAGACCCCTCGAATTTGAGCTGGAACAAGATACCCCCCCCCTACAGTAACGAGTTATTGATGAAATATTTGATATTAATGGTTTACCCCGCGTTGAAAATTAGATCAAATTTTTTGCCCTATTGTTGCTCCAATTTTTAATTCCGTCAATTCTTATTTACATGTCAATGAGAGTTTACATTGTCCTAATCGGTTATAGTTACACTAGTTATGCCATAATTGGGTCAATTGGTGTAAATGAAAGTTTACGATTATTTTTTGTGAGATAGTGGAACTTGTTGATATTATTGCTCTTACATTTTGGCACGGATCATGCAGGGTGATATAAGCATGATGGCAAGGAGAGATGGCAGAAGGCGCAAGACAGGAGGTAGGCAAAATGGCTAAGTACTGGGTAACATGCAGCGAGTGTGGCGCGGAGCATCGGATATCGCTGTATGGCAGCTATAGATCGCGTGCATATGCGATGGAGCAGTGGGTATGTGATGACTGCAGGAAGCGTCAGTTGGATGATCGGAATGCTGTCGCCGCCAAGTTTAACCGGGATGTGGGATTACCGCCCCTAACTGGTGGTACCCCTAAGCAGATAGCATGGGCGGAGTCAATCCGAGCTCAGATGATCCCCATGATAGACGAGATGATGGCTCAAATCCAACAGGGTATTGATCTGGGCCAACCGCGGGCTGAGGAGGCACTGCGCGTAGCCAGAGCTATGCGCGATACCTCAGATGCTAGCTGGTGGATCGACCATCGGAACGATCAACCCGTGGATGTGCTAAAGGCGCAGATGAGGAGGTAATGCCATGACGTATATGGTACGAAACACATACCACAATACATGGACCCGCACGCAGCATTCGCCGGACGAGAGAGTGCGTATCCATCGTGAGTACTACACCGGCGAAATCGACGCGCGTGAGAGACGAGCTGCATATAGGGTGTGGAGCAAGCTTTGTGGAAACGTAGGCTGTCGATGCAGCAACAACATATGGGGCGAGCGCAGCGAGAATAACTGGCGATATGTCGATTTCGATTAGGAGGTAGGACATGTTACACTGGCGCAAATTGCTCGTTTGGCGTTCGAGTGAAGGAGTTGAGGATTTCGAGTACCTTGGAACCCTCGGAGAAATCGTAGATCATAGCGATACATCCCTCGGATACATCTGTGGGTTTTTCGAGGATGGATCCCCGGCCTGGATACAGCATTATACGACTGCGACGATGGACGAGAGGCCTGACTGGGACACACCCCATGCGGAGGTTGACTGGAGTGGTTTCCGGGAGGCCGTCGACTCACAATGCTGACACAGCCGAAACGCTCCCCTCGGGGAGCGTCTACCGGATGTTGACCGCCCCGGTACTGACGAGGCAGGTCGAGAGAGAGAAATAACAGGGGAGGTAGAAAAATGAGCGACGAAAAAAATATCGTAGTATTCAGTCCCCGAACTGGTAGACATGTCTATGGGCCAGGAGAAATCTGGTCTGTATGTTCTGAGCATGATGGCTCCGATTGGGGGCCATTTTTGAATATGGAAGGGGAAGCGGTAAGCATCCCCAGCGCGCTAGTTAAAATTCTAATTGCGGGAAACCTGCGTCGATGGAAAGATTCTGAGGCACAAGCTCGGAAAAATATGGAGTATCATCTTGATGAGTTGAAGGCGGCCTATCATCGAGGATTCGATCCCACCGGCGAGGTCACCGTTTATGCCCTCGATCATTATCGATGGGCGTCTGACAGGAAATGGAAAATGGCGAATGAGATATGCGATCTCGCGCGCAAACGTGCGGGTCTTTCACCGCTACTTGAGTAAGATAAATGGAGGTAGTAAAATGAGACGGGAAACCAAACGAGCATTTGAGGAACTGCTGGATAGTATTGGCGGTGAGGGTAACCAGCGATTTGAAAATATCTTGATCGCCGCGATACGTTGTGCGCCAGTACGTGAGGCACTCGCTGAAGCGATTCAGCATTACTCCGAGCACTATGAGGATTGCGAGATCAAGTAAAGGATAAGTTGTAATGAAGCACAGAATCATGGAGTGTCCGGAGTTTACGCTCGTCGAAGTGAGCGAGGATCGGTTTATTGAAATAGCTGTTCGAGCAAACGATTTAACGGCCGAAAAATTACTCCAGGTGGTAGAATATGTTGAAGCCTATGAGACATCCACAGGGAATGTATTAATCGGTTTCGATAGCTGGGCGTTCGACACTATTCTCAAGGGCTTCGACTTCCGCGAGGTCAAGGTCATCGAGCTATGAAAAAGGAGAAAAAGATGGCTAGTAATTACAAATCAACTGTTCAATGTCCCATCTGCAAATGTGTGTTGATAATTAAAAGAATACGCGGTTGTTCTTTTAACTTCTGTCGGAAATATGCTTTGGCACGGCATATGCTGAAGGAACATTGAACCGCAAATTTACTGTTGACACGAAATGAATAAGTAGGGACGATATGTCTGGAGATTGGAGAAAAAAAGAATGAGAACGGGAACCGCAAGACATAAAGTTTTTGAGCACCAGGTTACTACATCTAGCGAGAAATACGCTAGTCGCGGTTCCCGCCTGGTGCTTTTTTATGAGGTGCCTGCGATGCGGCAAAACGCATCTGCGCTCAAAATCCTCGGGCGCGAAAAGTCCCAAGTATGGCGAGAGCCAGAAAGGGCCGCCTCCATCCAGAGAACGTTGTTACAAGAGCCAGAAAGGATCGCAACCCCTGGTTCTCAAGGACAACGAGTTCGAGAAGGTGGATCTAAGGCGATTAATGTTAACCCCGCCAACGGGGTAACGTTGGGAGGTATTAGTGTGTCGGTGAGAATCCGGCCAGGCACCTCTAACAGTTTGGAGGCGTTTGTGTTGCAGCAGCAACGGAGTAAAAACAATCTCTGCCGGGATTGTGATAACAGGGCTCAATACTTGCCCGGTGCTGGGTGTGGAATCCAGCCAAACGTCTCCTCGTTTTTCGGCGGTCCAGTCCTACCTCCAGCGTGCCATCAGCTCCCTCAAGCTGGGCCGCCGATCAATCAATTCCCAGGATTGAGCTTTAAGTAGTGCTATGTATACAATTGAAAATAAATTTCATTTAACTAAGCATCGAACCAAGTATTCACCGGAGGAGCGGAAAAGAATACACCGTGCCTGGATAAAAGGCACAATTACTCCCGCGGAGAGAGCGGCTATGTATCGCGCTTGGAAAAAGTTATGCGGTTATCCAGGTTGTTGCTCCTGTAGCCCCTGGGGAGAATCAAGAAAAATTGCGGAAACAGAGGATGAGAAAAATTATCTAATGTGCCCGCATTGTGGTGCTTACATTTTTTATAAGATAGTGATCTGAGAAAGAGATACATGGAGGCAAGACAATGAAACTCAAAAAAAGCGAGATACTCGTTTTGAGAACGTGCAATAAAGATATGACATCGCATGGAGGTTTCCAGTGGCCCATGTCGGGCTACGTGCGATAGGTTATATAGGGGAGAATGGCCTGAAACCCGACACAAGATATAAGTTAGTAAATGGGAAATTCGAGGAATGTGATGATTAATATGGATGTTGACATAAGTGATTTAGTAAGATTTTTGGAAGAGCTCGCGGTCGAGGGCCAGAGGATGCGTAAAGACAATGAACATGCAGTCTGTTTTCAATCATGGATAGAGATTGACAAAGCTGCTATCATGTATGCTTTGGCGTTGAGAATCCGGAACTTACTGGCAGCAATGAATAGGGAATAACAATGATAAGATACGGGGGATTCCTGGCTACTCTTCCTACCTACCATGCGCGCCTTACTCGGCTGATGGAATCCCCCTGTTGTTTTGGGCGGTCAGAGTCCAAACCTCCCCACAGATGCAAGAGTCTCCTCCTGCCTCTGGCCGCCCGATTTTAGAAAGGAGTTAAAATGAAATGGACGCGGGAAAGAATCCTGGAAACTGACTGGTCGGAAAAGAGCTGGGCGGAGACAATCAGGGCCTGCTATGAGCATGATAAAGAATTGAACGAAGCGGGAATATTCGAGGATCGGTTTGAAGACGATAGTCCAGCATGTCAAAAGGCCTGGTCATACGATCCATATGATAATAATAGCAGATATTGCCCGTTATCAGGGGAAAATGGTGGCAGATGTGATGCAAAAACTTGCTGCAATGGTCTCTGGTTAAAGTATGATCTCGACCGCACTCCTGAAAATGCGGAAGCCATGACGGAGTACATCCGCCGGGTCGCCGAGAAGCTGGAGGCGGAAGAGATGAAATCCGCCAAGAAAACAAGAAAGGAAAAATGAAAAATTTATATTGGACGCGGGAGAGAATACGGGAAACTGATTGGTCGAAGAAGACCTGGGCCGAGACGATCATGGCGTGTTATGAGCATCATAAAGAACTCAATGAGGTGGGGATTTTTGAAGGACGAACCGGAGAAGAATGTCCGGCATGCCTGAAAGTTATAAAAACTAATAAAACTTCCTATTGCCCCCTTGCATCTCCCGAAAAAGATTTTAATTGTGAGGAGGGCGATATAGATTGTTGTGATGGCTTATGGTTAGAATATGATGATAATCCTAATCGAGAGACAGCAGAAGCAATGCTTAAATATATAAAAGGGGTTTTGAAATGGCTTGAATTAAGAGAAAGAGAGGGCAAAAATGGTAATGATAAATAAGGCTAAAAAGGAAGTTAGTGCAGAGGAAATGCGTAAAATTGTGGATCGTTGGTTAGAAAATCTTATTAAATTTGATGATATAAAGTTTGATGAGAATGATGATAAACAATTATTTACAATGGCTCAAATATTATCTTGGTATATGTTTAGATTTGATATGCCAATGGAAATTAATTATCTTCTACCTTCTTTTATCAATATATTTGATGATGAAAAATTAAGAAAGAGAGCTTGGAATATTCTTATTAAAGAAAATTACGATGATGAAGATGAAGCTAAAATGGCCATTCATCTTGAAGAGATTATTTATATAGATTGGAGAAAGGGATTAAAATGACATTACTTAAACCCGCTGAACTGGACAATGCATTTTTCAAAGCTGCAATCCGAGGTGAGAGCGGTTCGGGTAAAACATTTGTCGCCGCATGCTGGGCAATAGGTATCCATAAATATATTAAATCGGAAAAGCCCGTTGCCTGGTGGGATACGGAGAATGCTTTATCCTATGTACTGCCCCATTTTAAGGCAAATGGGATAGAAGTTCTGGAACTTAAATCGAGGCGATTTGCTGATTCGCCTAGTTTTTTTAGTGAGGCCAAGAAAAATTGTGATATTGTGGTAATAGATAATGTGACTCATCTCTCTTGGGATTTGGTGGAATCATATTTGAAAAGTAAAGGCAAGAAGAGGATGCGCATTTGGGATTTTGGGACTACTAAACCCCAATACCGCAAAGACCTCTTGGACAATATTGTCAATGCTCCTCTCCATGTAATTATCTGTGGTAGACTCTCGGATGTATATGAGATGGTTAAACTGGATGGTGAGGATATTCTGACAACAACAGGGAGCCGTATGACGGGTGATAAATCAACGGAATATGAGCCATCGCTTACGGTGGAAATGCAGAGATATACTATGACAGATGCAGAAATACTCAATCTCGCAAAGGCAACGAAAGAAGGATTGAGCACTTATCGTGAGATCAAGAAGGTCAATAGATATAGGATGTTAATTATAAAAGACAGAGCAAACATCCTTAGCGGAGCATTTGATTTTGAACCCAAACAAGGTGAGACGATCAATCCCGACAATCCTGTTTTTCGGGCTATTATTCCGTATATGAACAATCTAAATATCGGTGGAGTACATAAGGGCCTAGATTTAGAGCGAGACAGCTCCGATATATTCGGCGATGCGGATAAGGATTGGCAGGAGAAAAAATTGCTTCGTAATATCATGCTTGAGAAGATCAAGACCGAGTTGGAAGTTCAATTCGGTCGGAGCCAAGCTGATAAAAAGCGCATGAAGGAAAAACTCCAGGAATGCTTCGGGACTTACTCCTGGACAGAAATAACAGAGCGAGTGGATTATGTAGTATTAGAGAATGGATATAAGCTATTATTGGAAGGAGGTGATGCCAATCATTCAGGAAAAGCAGCGAATAACGCTAGGATAAATCACGGAACTGAATCGGGGGAGGAATTGGGTCGAGTAGAAGGTGATAAATCAGAGGGTACCTCCCCCGATTCGGTAATATTGGCTAGACTAGAACAACAATATGCAAGAGCGGCAATGTCATCAATGGTAAAACCAGTAAGAAAATCATCTATTAAAGAAGCTATTAATGAGGCTTGTGAAGTTATAGGTTATTCCCTAAAAGACGATCCGCTTAAAATATTATCTTATAAACTTGATCAATATGAAGAAGTTTTCAAACTTTTAAGGCATTGGTACCATGAGAAGATTAAAAAATAAATGGGCCGAAATCAGGCAAGAAATGAGAAACATTGAATATCTAATTCGAGACCGTTATTGGTTTCTCACGGAATTAGAAGAACGAAATGCGCATCTTAAGCATAGTAAGATTCCATTCGATAAAATCATTGCCTGGCAGGATGCATTGTTAAAGATGGCAGATTCAATCGAGGACTGGGCTGAAGATATAGATGAAATGGGATGTGAATTGAGGGAGTATTTGAAATGAATAAGAGCAAGCAAAAAGGTGATAGGTGGGAAAGGGAATGTAGAAATATACTTGAGTATATGGGATTTGCAGTTACTAAATCCGGAGGTTCTTTGGGCCTATTTGATCTTATTGCGATTGCACCAGGAAAAATTGGGTTTGAAACATGTAGTATTCAATGTCGATGCAATAAATGGTTTAAGAGTCGCAAAGAAAAAGAAAAAATGAGACGATTTGAAGATAAATATTCTCACGTAACTATAGAAATTTGGCGCAAAGATGATCGCAAACCTGCACCAATGGTCTTAAAATGTGAATTCGGAGAATGGGAACGAGATGAAAGTTGGGAGAAGTATCTACAAAAAATAAGGGCAAAACTTAGGCAGAAACGGAGAAGGGAAAAATGAATAATCAAAAACTAGATAAATGGAGAAAAGAATGTAAAGAAATATTAGAATATGAAGGTTATTTAATAACTGCAGGAGAATATTCATTAAAACTTTTTGATTTTATTGCAATAGTTCCAATAGATGTACTCTCGGGTGGACCAATAAAATGTATAAAATGTAGTTATGGAGATTTGTTTGATAGCGAGGAGGAGAAAAAAGAATATAAGCATTTTTGCATTAATAATCCCAACTTAAATATTGAAATATGGTATAAAACTGATAGAGATAAAATTAAAGTATTTATTTTTCATAAAGGTGAATGTATAGAGATGGAATATATAGGAGCATTTGTACGTGGAGCAAGAAAAGAAATGAGGAGAGAGAAAATGCGAGAGAAAGGATGGGCCGAGAAATGATTGGATATTCTAATAATACTCTCGAACAACAACCTATTGTCCATGCGGGAGAAATAATACTGTGCCCCAGATGTGGTAAATTTCATATTCTTAGAGGAAGCGATAACCCCAATGATAAAAATTATGAATTGCTTCTATACTATAAGTGCGGAGGTAATGCGTATATAGCTGCTGTAGCGAATAGATTGATTGTGAATGTAAAACCGGATGTTACAATAAAAGAGGAGAAATGTTCAGATTAATTTTCAGTGAAGACACTTGGAATCATTTAACGGGCAGCTTCTTCGGCTACTGCCTGATGATCCGAATTTATCCTCACAGTATGGGGGCTTCGATTGTGATTGTCGTGATGTATGGCCTGTTCTGGGAATGCTGGCAGGCACTGAAGTTTGACAATCACTTCCGACATATAGACACATGGAAAGATATTCTGGCGAACTGTTTAGGGATAGCCTTGGCGATATGGATGGGAGCATGAAACGAAGAATCTGGACAATCCTAATCTATTTAATCTATGGCATCAGTACTCTGTTGGCATTACCTGCTGCTATCGGGATCGTCTGCTTCACTCTGATGTGGGATATCGAAGAATGGCTGAAGAAAAAAAGGGAGGGATTGAGATGGCCAAAGACCGTAAAATAACGAAGGAAATAAAAGAATCAATCCTGTTAGGAAAAATGGAGTACGCTAACAAGAAGGACAAAGAAGCATTTTTGAGAATATGCAGGTCTATCTACAATGAACTCCCACTACATCAACATGACAAAAGAGAGGACGTAAATGAATGGTTAAAATTCTTTAATGTTGCCAGACATATAGTAGAAGGGGATTGAAATTCATGAATATTTTGACGAAAAGGCGAGATAGGGATGAGATAATTACTACTTTATATCCTTGATTCAACTAGGAGGGTTCTTTTCGAAATGAAAACGCGCTGGATTCGCAACTGATGGTTGAAGAAAAAAAGGGAGGGATTGAGATGACGATAAATTACAAAATACCGGAATATACTAGAGAAGGATTAATAAAATATTGCCGGGAAGGAATAAAACCTGGCAGCTTTTTAACGGCTGTGCTTGAGAATGATTTAATGAGGGCAACAGCGCAAGCTGATAAAGAAAACCGGGAAGCGATTTTTGAAATCTGTAAGTTCGTCTACAACGAACTCCCATCAGCCTGTTGGGGGAGTCGAGAGAAAGTAAGAAACTGGATAGAAATCAAGAGGAAGGAAAAACATGAAAACGCGCTGGATTAAATCGGTTCTTTCATGCCTCCTTACGATCCTCGTCACGGGGATCATTTGTCTCATAGGTGGCCTGATAATCATCGGCTTCATCTGTGAGTGCCGAGGGGATGAATATCTCCTCGGCTGGGGAGAGGTGACGACTGATACCTCGGGTGCTTTGATTCCCGAGCAAGTATACTATGAAATTTTCGAATTTGACAGCATGATAGGCCAGACTCTGGACACGACATACACCGTCCAAGGGTCTGATCTTTATCGCACGTATTGGACGGTGCGGGCGTGTAGTCAACATAGATATTGTTCTAAACATTCCCTAAGTGTAAGCGCCCGCATCGTCTCTTTCATGCCTGCGTTTGCGGCGGAGACGACTCATGTCTATATAAGGCCACTAGAGATCACGAGTATCGCTCACCCCTCCCCAGGTGATAGTGTGAACTACATCATCACAGAGGATCGAGAGGAATACGAGTGTCATTTGAAGGTTGATTACAACCGAGACGGCATCATCAATCTCTCGGACCTTGCTTGTTATGCGACCTCCGATCCCCGGCCATCGTTACATGAGCTAGCTGTGCTCGGGGAGAGATACGGAGAGATAGGGATTTTGATGGAGATATATTGATGGAACCTTACTATGATCATAAAAGCATAACAATCTATCACGGGGACTGCCGGGATATATTGCCGCATATGCCGAAGGTAAACTTGGTACTTACCGATCCAGTATGGCCTAATACATCAGTTAAAATGTTTGGTTCGGATGACCCTGAAAAAATGTTTTATCAATTTTGGGCAACTTTAGTTGCGACGGGTAAACTTCCGGCCCGGGCTGCCATTCAATTAGGATGTGATACCGATCCCCGTTTCCTGAAAACCGTTCCGCCTTGTCTCGAATTTTTTAGAGTTGTAGAACTTGAAATAAGTCGAAAAGCCTATAAAGGGCGACTTTTAGTGACTGGTGATATTGGATATTTATTTGGGACCCCACCAGCTTCACGCCCCGGATTACGAGTAATTCCCGGCAGAATTAATGACGAAAGCTCTAATGGCAAACAGTCAGAACATCCGTGTCCGCGTAAATTAAAACATGTGCAATTCTTATGTTCAATCTGGTCTGAGCCTAATGACCTTGTCCTTGATCCTTTTATGGGTTCGGGCACTTCTTTATTGGCTGCAAAGAATCTCGGACGCCGGGCTATCGGCATCGAGATCGAGGAAAGATACTGTGAGATAGCGGCGAAAAGATTGAGCCAGGAGATATTGAATTTTAAATGAGACACAACAGTAATTGCTGTTAATAAATGAGACACAACAGGAGTAACTGAAATGAAATGGACGCGGGAAAGAATCCTGGAAACCGACTGGTCGAAGAAATCCTGGGCGGAGACAATCAGGGCTTGCTATGAGCATCATCAAGAGTTGAATGAGGCGGGGATTTTTGAAGAGCGGAACTCTATAGAGTGCCCAGCATGCAGAAAATGCTGCTCATTCAGCATCGTTAACTCTGACTACTACTGCCCATTAGGCAATCCTCAAATAGATTATTTTTGCGACACGATTCTATGCTGCAATGGACTATGGTTAAAATACGATGAAAATAGAACACGCGAAAACGCGGAAGCCATGACCGAATACATTCGTCAGGTCGCTGAGAGGTTGGAGGCAGAAGAGAATGATTCAACTTGATAAGCCTGAACCACCAGAGAAATATAGATCCTGTATATGGTGCGGACGCAGGCATCATCTGAAAGGGAAATTGATTCACTGGCCTAGTAGGGAGTACCTTGGAATTGAGTCAGTTCTACTGATAGATGGTACCAAGCATGAACCATTCTCAACGTGGATATATGAATGCAGCTGGTGTCGAGCAGTAGAAACAAGACAGAGAAAAGATAGGGAACCCGCCACGAACCCGCCAAAGAGGAGGTGATGCCTAATGCCAGGGAGTACCTTTCATACTCCATTATATGAGCATTAACCGGGGGCTGCGCATCCGGTAAGCACGCAGAGAGAGAAAAATTTGAAGTGGTAGGTGGAAATTTAGGGAGGAGGATTGAACCGTGAAGTTAACACCAAAATTGAAAAAGCAAATTGACGAGATGAGCCTAAGAAATATGCTGATAAAGAACAGATTTTCTCCCGCGGGTGATCCATTATTTCAAGGAGAATCAGGTAGATATTTTCTTCAGGTGCTTTCAAAAAAACGTAATGAAGACCCCAACAAATTCGCACAAATAAGTAAAGACATTGGATGGCTATAAAACTGCGGATGATCTCAACATACGGTGTGGCCCACAGGCGAGATGGTTCAAAGAAAAGGAGGTTAAATCATGAAGTTTTGCAGGGATTGTGTATTTTACAATCCAACATACCCAAGCTCAGAGAGTTATTGCTGCGCACCCGAAGCGGAGGATTTCAGAGACCCAGTGACTGGGAAATATCCAACGTGCGAAAGCATGAGAATTTACTATAGGAGTTCAGGCTGCGGGCCTGAAGCGAGATGGTTCAAAGAAAAGGAGGTTAAATCATGAAGTTTTGCAAGGTTAGAACTGTCTTCAGCATTTTTGCTGTACTTAGTGGACTAGGTGTTGCCATTAGTTTTGTACCCTTAATTTCGGGCATGATAAATAATGAAGATTTTGATTTGAAAACAGGCAAAAAGATAATGGGGATTTTTTTGCCGATATTCATTGTTTTAGTATTATTGATATGTCTCCTCCCCTCGACCAAAATTGCTTTATCTATGTATTATCTCCCAAGGATAGTAAACAATGAAGATATTCAACAAATACCCGCAAATGCAGCGAAATTACTTAATGAACAACTACAGGAATGGCTTGAAGATTTAGAACAGTTTGAGGAAGCACCTTAATAATATTAAAACAATATTATGCCTCCCAAAACTAGATTGACTAAAACTCAAATTGACGAAATAAGAGCATGCTATTCGAACAGTAAAATATCCCTAAAAACATTGGCAGTAAAATTTGGTTTGAGTTTACCTGCAATCTCTAGGATTGGCCGAAATCAACAATGCTTCGATCCCAATTATGAACCCCCCAAAAGAAAACGCACAACATTTTCAAAATATAAGTATTCTTTGGAGCTGATAAAAAAATTTCTAACTATGATCGAAAATGACCCAGATAGAAATGTAGCCAAAGCTGCTAGAGCATGCGATATAACATATGATGCGGCATATGATATATACATGGGTAAAATAGAAATTTATCTTGACCAAAATGAGAGTATGGTAGAAGATATTCCAAAGCAACAGCAACGGAAAAAAAGATATGGAAGTCATTCGAGAAAGAAAAAAATTCAACCCAGGGATATCAGTCTCGTGAGATTTGAATGCCCTACATGCGGAATGGGATTTAATCAGGAGGGGAAGCCATTTGAGACGCAAGTTGAGGCGAATGCATGCTGCAAAGACCTCGTGGAGCGTTCCGAGCCAAATAATAAATGCAAATATGATCTGACAAGACGGAATCCATCATCAGAATATTTGAGGCTCTTCAGAATTGGTATACGAAGAGGCAGGAGATGATAATGAAGATCATCATTTATTTAGGCATGGCGAGCATAGGCTTTCTAATAGGATTTTTCTCTTGTGCTCTCTTGACGATAAGGAAGTTTACTGATGGCGACGACAAAAATTAGTGTCCTTATGGCACATTACAAACGCTCCGAAATACTTGATCATACTCTATCCATTTACGAATATTCACATGATCAATCAGAATTGGACCAGGTTGAATTCGTCATTATAGATGATAGTAATGGCGAAGATACCAGATTCCCGGATATTATCAATAAGCATCGAGACAAGCTCAGGATAAAGGCGGCTATGATAAACGAGGGGACCAAAAATCCCGTAATCCCTCTTAATTATGCAATCAAATGGGCTGAAGGGGAATATGTTCTTCTGACCTGTTGCGAGATCAGACCTGTAATACCAAATATACTGACTAGATTATATTTCCATTGTGAATTAGATAGATATGTCACCTGTGGAGCATATTCTATATCGGAACAAGATACGGCGATGCTGATTCAGAACCCAAAGATTGAATTTGATATCCCTTTGTTTAATAAGGGAGTATCTACTACACCCGATATCGGATGGCTCCAGCACAGTAAATTCCGAAATGAACGAGTAACTTTTTTCGCAGCTATCAATCGCGAGCGACTGATCGAGATAGGGGGATATGATGAGGATTTTAAAGATGGTTGGTCCTGGGACGATAACGAGCTGAGAGATAGGATCGAGCGAAATGGATTTCAAATCGTAACACTGGATTACATCTTGACACTGCATTTATGGCATTATACAACGTATAAAAATGATCACCCAATCGAGGACAAGAATAGAAATGAGGAGATTTACCGGGCCAAAAAGGCCGAAAGAGCTCTCCGGGCGAACGAGGGGCGCGAATGGGGAATTGTCCAAAATGTGACAATACTATGATGGGAGCATCCTGGGGTGAGGTGGTACAAACATATGATCTCCGAACTGTCAGATCCATTCATCCATGACCTAATTGAACGATTTGGTGCACGTGGATATATGGTCTATTTCCGTACTCTGGCAATGATGGGGCATGAATACCGGCCAGAAACCCCGGGAGTTTTGAAAACAAACTGGAAACAAATTCAATATATAATGCGTTTGCGCCAAAAAACTCTGCAGAAAATATTATTTTTTATTTCGGAGAAAATGAAATTCTCAATCGAGGAAAATGGAGACGAAATCATCATAACTTGCCCTAACTTCAGGAAATACGCCGATGATTATACCATGCGGAAAATTGCCAAAACTCCGGACACTCAAAGGGCAAAAGTCCGGAGTGACTCCGGAGTTTCTACATGCAGAATAGATAAGAATAGATTAGATATATCTTCTTACAGACCTAGTAGCCTACAAGTAAGAGAAGAAAAGGAAATTGTGGATAACTCTGTGGAAAACTCACGCAAGTCGCTGAAAACAAACAACCGCTCGACCGGAACTACACGCCTCCGGCGTTCCGGTCTTCGCGGTTTTCTTAGGATAGATGCAATTTTGCAACGAATGAAGCAAAAACGAAAGGAGCAGAAATGAACTATCCCGACGAATGGGCTGAAGTGATCTACATCGCAAAACAAAACGAACCAGAAATAGGCAAAATGCTCGAAATACTCTTCTGGAAAGAAATCAACGCCGGCGAACACGGAATATCGTATGGGGAAACTATCCGGGGGTTCTATCGCAGAATATTAGATGGTGAACTCGCCAAAAATGAAAGGAGTGGAAACGAATGAACGACGAAAAATTAACTCTATTTTATACAAGCGATTATACTCGGTATTGGATGAGCCTGCCAGATAAAAAGCATGTGTTGCAGATAGAAGCTGATAAACCAGTAAAGCTATTATTGACCCTACATGATAACACCGAGCTATATGACAAACTCAATGAAATAAAAAGGAGTGAAGGGATCAAATGAAGCGACTAGTAATCTGCCTATTGATAATCTTACTCACCACAACCCAAACCTATGCATCATGGAGCGACATCAAAAAGAAAGCACTCGAAGAAGATAAAAAACCAATCCCAATGAAAGATAAAGAACGATAATTCCGATATAATTTTCATAAAAAATAAATCTACATATCCTGCCTATTCTCAAACAGTTTCAATTAAACATACCCCGATAATGGGAATAAATTACCACTTTGCACTTGACAAAATTAAGATATCTATGGTATAACTTAAGGGGAAAGGAGAGTGATGAATGATACAGCAAAAAGCAACAAAAATCTCAAAGGAGATGAAGGCTGGGAAATATTCATTGCTCTCAAACAAGAACTGCGGATCCTATACGAACAAGAAATTCATAGAGGCGGGAGATATCCAGAAAATAACCTGATTCGTAATAACCTATATAAACCCAAGATATATTACGGGGATGGGAACTACAAAATACGTAAACTAGAGGGGGCTGAGTAAATAATAAACTATGGGTAATACCGAAACTAGATCATCTTCTAATACTAGTAATAATAAGAGTAGAGATAAAGTAAACGATAAGAAGTACGGCCTTACCAAGTACCGTAATTCCGGGAAGAAAATATCTCCAGAGAAAATACAAGAGATATTTAGATTAAGAGCTCTAGGATGGAATAAACTAGCTATCGCCAATGAACTAGGTCTATGTTGGGCTACCGTAAACAAGTATTGTACTATAGGAGAAACAGGGAGGAATAGTGTACCCTCGAAGCCTATAGATGAGCAGGTCGCTGAAGTGAGGGAGAGGCTGAAGGCGGTCCGGGATTACAACATAGAGCAGGCATTTTTGAAAACACTTACCTTAGTCGGCAAAGCAAAGGAGATGGTGTATGATAGAATGCTACATGGGGGGTTCGTGCAACAGGTTACACCGCTGATGGTCAAGCAACTGGCTGAGGCTGAACGTTTGGTAGTCACAGTCCCCGGGGAACTGTACAAGCAACAGCGCGATCTGTATGACCAACTACGTAGCCGGGACCTGGGGGCCGTAGATGCAGAGTTCGAGGAGCTCGGGGAGGCTGGAGACCTTGAATAGCAGCGCGAGGCATAACGTAATTATCGGGATATTGTTACAATTTTATACGATATGGCGAATTAGGGTTAACTTGTTATATAACAACGTAGTAAGTGCTCTGGTTAACATAATATATTTTATGCGCCATATTTGTACGCGTAAGGATTTTAGCCATATCTCGTTAATTGAGTTATTGCTGGTGGGGGGATCGGGGATCGTGGATCGAGCTGCGTGCACGTCTCGGGGGGCTGGGGGCCCCGGTGGACCCGAGATCGCGACATCGGGACCCCCAGGGGATCGCAGATCGCGACATCCTTCACCGGGGGCCGAAGGCCCGGGCAACGCGCATTGTATCAATGAATTATGCGGCTCGGGGACCCCGGGGATCGGGGGATCGAAGGCCCACGCGCGAAAATCACAGAGGGGGGTACCTCTTTTCGCCCGTGTAGTACCCCCATATTTTTTCATCAAATTTCGATGGAGTAGGGAGGCGTTTATGCGTTGTATATTGGTATTTTTCATACTGGTTATCTGGTTTGGCTGGTTGTTTGCGGCGACGACGGCGTATGATGTACCTGCGGGTGTGACCACGTGGGGTCAGGCGTTATCTCCGTCGCGTACTGCGATTATGGTAATTGCACATGATGCGGATGCGTCGTTGCAGACGTATTTGGATGGGGTGAGGTTGGATTCTGTGTTGGTACGTCGGGGCCAGCCATATCCGTATTGGGGTGAGGTGGATTCGATCAACATTGTGCGTCCGATTGAGACACGTGCGACGGTTCAGTTGGGTCCCCCAGGAGTACGTTCTGCTCCGTACAGTGGGGGATATGCTATTCCGTCTTGGTCTCTGGTCAAGGTCTATGATGGTGAGTCGGTGACGGCGAATGATACGGCATTGATATCGACTGGATGGGGTGAGAGTGATGGAGGGTATATACATCTCATCTCGCGTGGCAGTGGTGTGACGAATAGTGGAGGCAGTCCGCAGCTGTTTTTTAATACGGTATTGGATGGGCGGTGGATCCCGCTGTTTATTTTGGAGGATGGAACGCGGGTCAGTCAGGCCATTGACATTTTGGATGGAGCAGTGGTTGAGCGGTTATGTATTGCGTTTCAGGCTGATGCTGATATAGGCAGTCAGGGTGCAATGGTATTTGGTGATTCGGTTATGGTTCGTATAGTGCCGAATGGCGGGACTGCTGGTACGGTGGAGCTTTGGGCGTGGTACAAGAAAGATTGATCATTGAGCCAGAAGCTTAGCAAGAAGATATTGGAGACATTACGCAAGCCGGCTGGTTGGTGTCGTGGTGTGGTTCTTGATCCTCGTGATGCCCGATTTTATCCCGAGCAGGAAGAGGATGTGAATATTTTTTTGGATAAGACGTTGATATATGGTAAGCGTAAGTCCCGGCGTTGTGGATGGAGTCATGCGCTTACTCGTGGTGCCGTTGCTGCATGTCATTTGCAGCCTGATATGTCGGTATATTTCGTATCGATGAATCTGGCTGATGCATACAAGAAGATCGAGGAATGCAAGAAATTTTATTATCAGATACATCCGCAGGCCAGGTTGCCTGTAGTTGCTGGTAAGGACAATCGAACTACGATAGCATTTCAACATAGCAAGAGTCAGTATTCTGAGATTGTAGCTACCTTCCATCCTCGTGGTATGCCTGGCAGAAATTTGATTATTATCATTGATGAGGCAGATCATATTTTGGATTTACAAGCAACGTTGGATGCTGCGATCCCGAATATTGTACAGGGTAATTCGAAGGTGATTATCGGTGGTTCGGTGCATCGTGATCACGGGCCATTCTTTGATATGTTCAATCTTGATTTGGGTAAGGTTTTTGGTGAGAAAGAGGCTGCTCTTCTAAAGGAACATATCGTTTTCAAAGAATTGTACTGGTGGCAGGTTCCCTGGTTGCTGAATAGGTCGGAGGGTACAAAACTGAAAACAGCCGAGGTTGCTCGGGTCGAAGCACCTAAGATGAAGACGATTGATCGGGTGAAACGTTTCGGGTCAGAGAGATTACAACTTGCATTTGCCATGATGCCGCTGGAAGATTTTCGTCAGGAGTATGAATTATATTCAATGCGGGAAGGTTCAGCTCTCATTGATTGGGACCTGATTTTACGGGCAAGTGATGATTATGAACATACATTTTTCGATTCTTTAAGAGAACTGCTCCCGTGGGCGTTCGACAATCATCTCTCTCTCGTTGCGGGTTATGACGTAGGGCACAGGTCCAATACCTCCGAGCTAACGATATTCGGGTATGATAAAGCAACGGATATGCCTATAGAAGCTTATAGGGAGTCAATCAATCGCAGGGAGCTTGAGGACCAGGAGAAATATATTGATAAGATCATGCAAGCGATCCCCCAGCTTATAATGGCGATTGATGAGGGGGGGCCCGGTGCGCAGATGGCCCGATCTCTTGAACGTAGATATCCGGGACGCATCATTGCGGTCAATCTCGAATATTATAGTCGAAAAGGAATATTAGACAATTATGCTCGCAGATTTGAGAATGGAAAAATAAAACTCGTATATGATAAAGACAGGCAATTACAGATTCATAGTATCAAGAAGAAAATCGGGGAATCGGGACGCGTGATATATTATGTGCCGCGGAAGGAAAAGCATCATGCTGATGTTGCCATATCTCAGGCACTAGCATGTCATGTAATAGATCAATATGCATCGCTGGCTACATATGTTGTTTATACTGGATCGAGCATGATTGCTCAAGAAGATAATCCCATACTTGATGAGATAGCTGGCGGGCATGAGGAATTTATGAGGGATGTAATAAATGCTTAATATCATACAAACATTTCGTGAGAAATTAGGGGGTGCGGCAAGAAGTGCTGCCATTGCCGAGAAAGACAAACAACATATCGATACTGAAATGGCATTGGGTGCATGGGCTGATGATGCTATATTGGACGGTATCCTTACCAACCCTGACGATCTTATTAATAATAAGACATTAGATATCATTGATGAAATGCTAAATGATGATGCACTCGGTTCATATATAAACATGAAAATAAACGCCCGGCTTGCTACGCCCCCGGTTATAGAGCCGGTATCTGATAGCAATGAAGATATGAGAATAGCCGAATTTATTCGGTGGGCGTTATTTGATTATCCTTATACCGGCATCAGAGATTTCTTGAGACATACATATTCGGCATTACCATATGGTTTTTCATTGTCTGAAAAGGTTCTCAAATATATCGACTTTGGGAAATGGAAGGGCAAATATGCTTATTGTGATTTCATTCCTCAGAACCCCCATCATTATGAATTTGAACTCGATCAAGGTAAACGTGTCGCTGCCTATGGAATTATAAATTCTACGACATCGAGTTTTAGAAAAAAACTGCCGCGTGATAAATTCGTTCATTATGTGAACAACTCTCAATGGGGAAATCCATATGGCAAATCTGATATAACAAAAGCTTATAAGTGGTATATAGGTAAAAAATATGGTCTGCGTTTCTGGTTGATATTTCTGGAGCGTTTAGCTGGCGGATTTGTTGTCGCCAAACATGAACATCTTGATGATAAGCAAAGGAGCAATCTCAAGGATATTATTGACCATATAAGTGGTAAGACATCAATAATGATACCCAATACGGTTGATATAAGTGTGTTCGAGAGCAATGGCGTTGGAGGGTCGGTTTATAGGGATTCTATTGATTCGTTTGATATCAAGATGGCTCGTTCTGTTCTCATTCCTGATCTGCTTGGAATTAGCGCGAAGCCCACCGGAAGTTATGCGCTTGGGAAGAAACATTTCGATGTTTTTCTTTGGGTTCTTCGTGCGATGGGTGAAGATCTGCAGCGTGTAATAGGTGAACAAGTGATAGAACCTCTTGTTGCCATGAATTTCGGCGCGCAATATTCGGCACCGAGATTTAATTTTGAGCCTCTCACAATGGAAGATAGGCTTGAAATTCTTGCCAGTTATTATACGGCGATCGAGAAGGGGGTTACAGTCCCCACAGATGAGACAAGGGAATGGGTACATAAGATGCTCAATGCTCCGCAGTATAAAAGTTCTGAGGTAGAATCTTCAAAAAAGAAGGTTATGATTCCTCGATCTGAGGTCCCCCAGAATGAGATAGAAAAAAATGCCGATCATTTTACAATGCGCGCTTTTACTGATTATGAAGCGAAGGTAAATTTCTCTGAAATAGTAGATGCATGGGATGCGTTGGAAGAAGCGACGATAAATGAATGGAGTGAGATTGCGATATTGCAGAGGGATGCGGTACTTAAACTGGCGCGGAAATGGATAGAGGAGAAAAACAATAAGGCAATCTGGAAACTCAGGCTACCGAAGGTTTCGAAGGTAAAAGAACTATTAGTGAATGCATTAGTCACGTCATATTTGAATGCCCGCTATGAGGGATGGCGCGAGGTGAAGGACACTCTCGCGGATAAATTTGCTGTGGATCGTTTCGCGGATATTTTGCTTGAGCCGGTTCCCCCACGCGAGGCGATCAAACATTTCAAGTCCAAGGGGATTGGAATCAAACCGGCTGAAATAGCAAATTATAGAAATAAAGCATTCCTCATAGCGGGTATTGAAAAAGAAAAAATACTGGCCGAATCGAAAGCGGCCATATTGCGTGGTCTACAGAAAGGTGATATTGCATATTCTCAGGCCGAGATAAGGCGCATATTCGATGGATATATACAGACTGGTGAAATAAGAAACGGCAAATTGAGTGCTCCATATAGAGTGGAGAATATTGTCCGAACGAATCTTTCGGAAGCATATAACGAGGGGCGTAGAGCAAGTTTTATCGATCCTGATGTAATTGATTATATCGAAGCATATCAGGTGAGTGCTGTTCTTGATGATAATACGACAGATTTATGTATGAGCATGGATGGGAAAGTATTATCGAAAGAGGAGTTGGATTCTTTCGGTTGGCCCCCGTGGCATTATCAATGTCGAACGCTTGTTATTCCGATTGTACGTGGCGAGGAGTTTGAAATAGATGGGATTCCCCCTGGTACCAAACAACAGTTTGGGCCAGGGGGTCGAAAGCCGAGGGTGAGCACTAAAATATCTAAGGTAGTAATTGGGCCACAAAAAGTGGCACCAGAGGAATGGTTGAAGAATTTGACGCCGAAGGAAATAAAGGTAGCAAAATATTGGCAGAGTTCTGGATATAGTAAAATAAGAGATTTCCAAAGATTGAGTAAAAATGAATTTATTAAAAAATATTCAAAGGAATTATATAAACAAACAAAGGATATTACAGAGAGTATGATCAGTGCATTAGAGAAGGATGGACAATATCAAGGTACTATTTATCGTGGTCTATATAATTTGTCATATGAAGATTATACCAAATTGGTCGATTCAAAAGAGCTTCAGTGGCGTGCTATGTCTAGTGCTTCAAAAAAGCCAGAGGTTGCATATGAATTTGCAAGTTATGGTGAAGAAGGAAACAATATTGTATTTGAGATAAAACAATTCACGGCAGTAGATATGGAACCGATATTTGGGGCCGAGGAAGCTGAAGTAATAATGCGCGAGGGGAGAAAATATAGGGTTGTCGATATAATAGAGAATGCTACCGGGGAATATATACATGAAGAAACTGGATTCAAAAATAAAGCCTATTTCACGCTAATGAAATTAGTAGAGGTTGCAGTATGAGGCAATGGATTAAACGATTTGGTGATAGGAATCTCGATTTTATAAGAATAGTCGAGGAAAAGAAGAAGGAGAAATGATTATGCCAATACCAAAACCAAAAGAAGGTGAAGAAGAAAAAGAGTTTATCTCGCGTTGTATGAGTGATGAAGTGATGGTAAACGAATATCCAGATCAGGAAAAACGTGCCGCTATATGTTATACACAATGGCGCGAAAGAGATAATGTAGAAGATAATTTTTCAGAGATAAAAACATATGAAGTCAAGAATGTTCCTATATTCGAAGCAGGTACATGGAAAGGTGGTAAGATTAAATATACCGTTGAGCAGATAAAGAAACTAGTTGAGGCGTTCAATGAGCTCAAGGGCCGTATCATACCATATGTGGCTCTTGGACACGAGGGAAATACAGAGATATTATCCGGCCAACCTCGCGTTGGTTATCTTGATAATTTAAGGGCTGAAGGAAATCGTCTATGGGCTGATATCAAGGGAATGCCCAAGAAGGTATATGAACTATTCAAGGCGGGGCTTTATAATTCGTGGTCTGTTGAAATTGCCAAGAATTGGAAAGATACGATCAAGAACAAAACATATGACCGGTTGCTCGCGGGAGTTGTACTCTTAGGTGCTGAACATCCCGCAGTCAATACAATAGCCGACTACCATAAGATGTTGTTTAGCGATGCTACAGCAGAAATGGAACGGTTTGGCGTTGAGATTGGAGATTCTGAATCAGTGAAATTCAGCATTACCGTAATACCCGAGCGAGGGGGTGAAGTGATGGATAACGAAAAGGAAGTTGAACAGCTTAGAGCGGAACGTGATGCACTGAAGGCTAAACTCGAAGCGCAGGAACAGGCTCTTCAGGCTCAGAGCGAGGAGGCTCTTAAAATCCGTGATGAGCTGGAGGCTAAGTATAAGGAAAAGGTCGAGGAACTTGCCGAGCGTGATCGTACCGAAAAGCGCAAGAAGATCGATGAATTCACGGAGAAGTTCGTCGAGAAGGGTAAGATTCTGCCTTGGCAAGTAGATATGTATAAGGACCAGTTGGAGAGGGCCGAAAATCTTGATGAGATGATGGGTTCACTTGCTGAGTCTCTTGAGAAAGCACCTAATCTCGTGGAGCTTGAAGATATAGCTTCAGATCAAAACATGGATGATCAGCCGGAGAATGTCAAGAAGGAGTACTTCAAAGATAGTTTTGTGGCTGATGCCAAGAATACTGGTAATAGGATGCCTGAGGATGAGAGCCTCATTGATGAATTCGCAACTGTTTTCGCAACGCATAAACCGGGGGAGCGTGCTGAGAACCTCGTTCGTTCCCGCGAGGCATTGCGTGAGGAAATAGAAAAATATTTGTAATGATGAATATTCAGCATATATATGGGAGGTGAAAAATGGGGCTGCCTATTTCTTATAAGGGAAAAACATTCACGATGGAAGCCGGTGAAGCGATTACCAAATATGCATGCGTCACCGTCTCGGGCGATGGAACCGTCCAGATTCCTGCTGCTGAGAATGCTACCGGTTTCGTCGGCGTTGCGCTCGAAGCTGCTTCTGCCGGTCAAGCGGTTGAAATTGCCGGTCCAGGTGCCATAGTCCCCGTTGTAGTCGGTGCATCGGCCATAGATTATGGTGATGAATTGATTATTCATGGGGCTTCTGGACGTGTTCAGGAAGTCGGCACGGCTAGCGGTAGTGCATATAATGTAGTTGGTTTCGCTCTGGCTTCAAGCGATACTGCTGGTAATCAGATTGTTATGCTTGTTCAGCCGTATGTGAAGCGTGCGCAGGGATAATCTCTGAAGGGAGGTGACAAAAAATGAGGAAAACCGATGTACGACAGGATGTTTATTTGACTGGATTTGCTCTTGACTATGATTTCAATGATAGAGGGTCGTTTGTTCATCCTATTATCGCTCCATACAAAGATGTCAAGAGCTCTAGCTATAAATACAAGTATTTCGGTAAAGAGGTGACTGAAACCAATATCAGTGATATCAAGCATGATAAGACAGCACCGAATATACTTGATTATGATGTTTCTGAGGGAAGTGGTACGATTATCACTCGTGCCCTCATGAAATTCGTCAGTGATGAGGAGATCAAAGAGGCCCCTGATCCAATCAAACCTCTTGAGGATGCGGTGGTATTCCTGACGAGGAATCTATTGCTTCAGCAAGAGATCAGAATGGAAACAGTTCGTGCTGCTACGACTCGTACAGGAGCGGCCACTGCTGTATGGGATAATGCAAGTGCGACTGTGAGGGCTGATATTGCATCTGCGAAGCTTGCCATGCTTGCTGCATGCTATCGGACCCCGACGCATTGGGTACAGGGTATAGATGCATGGGAAGAGATGCTTGCCGGTGCTTCATTCGTCAATGATGTCAAGTATCAGAGTTTTTATCCTATTTGGAATACTGATACCAAGACATTCACATCTAAGCCAGTATTCGGTATGCAGCCAGTTGTCGCAAATGTTCTGAAGAATAGCGCGGCTTTGGGTGCTGCCTTCTCACTTGCCTATACGACTGGCAATGATGCTTACCTTGTCCATGTTGATAACAAGGCGAGAGGATACACTTGGGCGATCCAGCCGCGGCTCAGTGGATACACGGTCGTAAAGGAACGTGATGATATGATCGGCGGTTTCTGGATTAAGGTCCAGCATCAGATTGATTTTAAGGAAGTAGGTGCTGATGCGCTGCGAGAGATCACAGCGGTCACCGATTAACAATTGAGGATTTATTCGTCGGGTAGTTCGGGACCCGATGCCCGACGAGTTGACTCTTGGAGGAAAACAGAAATGAAATACAGAGATCCAGAGGAAATAACCGAGGAATTATTGGAAGCACGTAAAGAAGAAAATGGTGGAGTTAAGGTTTTGGTTTTGCAATCACTCATTCTCGCCGGTGATATGAAAAAGAGTGAAAAGGATATTCCGCCAGGAGCAGTGATTATGCTTTCCAAGAAGGAATATGAGAAACTATCCAAAAGACAGCGAGAACCTTTCGTTGATGATATCGCCGGCATGAGAAAGAAGCTGCGGGAGATGGGAATTTCAGAGGAAAAAATCGAGAAATTATCTCAAGCGCAGCAAGATAAAATTGATTTCATCAAGTCACAACCGGGAGGCAAAAGGAAACTGGAAAATCTCAAAGCCAAATGTGGTCCCATTGTAAAAAAAACGAGTAGACCTTTATCGACTCCCGAGGAAATAAAAGCATTGCGTGAAAAGAGACAGGCTGAATGGGATCTTGAAGTCGAGGAAGCTGAGGAACAAGTCAGAGTATCGAGGTAATAAATGGCTTATACAACAATAGCTGCGGTTACGGGATCGGCATGGAGCGTCTCTGGTGAGGTGAGTGCATCAATAATACAAGAGGCTATCAATATCAGTGATTCTATCATTGATAGTTATTTAGATAGACGATATTCCGTGCCATTCCCGTCCGCGTCGGTACCGCAGCTTGTTGAAAGTTTCTCGATATCAATGGCTCGGTATTGGGGGCAGGCCCGTGCGGGTAATTTCTCTGAGATTCCTCAACGTGATATAGATACCTATAATCATATTATACATATTTTAGAGGAAATCAGAGATGGCAAACAAGATATCCCAGGGGTCGCAGAGAAAAGTGCTGATGATAATCTGTGGAGTAATACTATGGATTATACCCCGATACATGATGTTGATGATGAGAAATATCATCTGGTCGATGAAGATCGTCTTGATGATATAGATGATGCGAGGGATTGATGCCTGGATTCAGTATTGAAGTATCGCTCAAAGATATTAATGCCGTCAACAAGCAATTGGATGGCAAGAGAAAACTTGCCTCCGATTTGCGAAGGCCATTTAAGAGATTTGCTATTTATTATGGTGCTGTTGTTCAGAGAACATTCAGGGATGCTGGTAGACCTCCCGGTAAATGGCCCCCGTTATCTGAATATACGCTTGCATTACGTAAGTGGCGCAAACGTGGGGCGAATCCCAAACGAATGCTGGATATTCATGGCGTTCATGGTTTGAAAGGTAGTTTCAGTGCTCATATAGAACCCCAGGGTATGAAATATGGAACCACTGTACCATATGCGGTGAAGCATCAGAAGGGCGGTAAAACAATACGTCCCGAGGTGACTATTAAAGCAAAGAAGGGGAAAGCTCTGAAATTTAATATTGGTGGAGCGGTTCTATATCGGACGAAAGTGACCTTGCCAGCAAGAGAATTTAAGGTTCCTAAACGTGAAATGATTACTTGGCTTCCAAGGGACAATGAGGAACTTGAAAGATTGATGGAAGGATATATGAGGCAATAATGGGAGCACCGAGTGTAACCTATAAGGATTTTCTTACTACTCTGGCGAGTGATCTTGCTACGGAATATCCGAATTATAAGGTCACACTTGAACCATCGCCAAGATATAAGGGATATGGTGAAGCGAAAATTACTGTATGTCCTGCGGAGCCTTGCATTGTTTATGAGGATACTACTGCGCGAACTAAAACGGAACGTAGTTATTGGGTATGGTATCATGCCCGCATATATGCTTTCGTGATATTAACGGATGTGAATTATGAAGATTCGCTTACTGGCGTTGGTAATAAAGAGGGTGTTGTTACTATTCTGGAGAATGCGCAGCAGCATCTTGAGGGTAATTTTTTATCTCTTGCACAGGTGAAGGAAATAAATATCCGCTGGGATACACCGTCATTTTATTATGATTATTTCGAGGGTGAACAGGGCAATTTCCTGGCAGCTATGGGGAGTTTTGTTTATAAGGCACGCCTCAAACAAGTTGTAGCCGTAGAAATACAGGCTACTCCACCATTACTGAGTAATGTCCAAAGTACACCGAATACGACTACTTGTACTATTACATGGGATACGGATAAGCCGGGGACCTCACTAGTCAAATATGGAACGGGCCAGTGGCCCCCCGATTGGACAGATGAGACGACTGAGACATCTACATATCAAACATCTCATAGTGTAAACCTTACTGGATTATCTCCGGGAACGACATATTATTTCAAGCCTTGGAGTGCAAGTAAAGAGGGGTGGTATGGACAAACGGCAACGGTTTATAGTTTTAGTACATCAGATGCGGAAGATATAGTCTTCAATAATTTTGAAGTGAGCAAGAATCCACTGCTTCAGACAGTTATTATTGAGTGGGACACTTCACCGGCCACAAAGGGTAAAACAAGATGGCGTAATAAAGATAGTAGTGATGCATGGAATTATAGCTCATTATCTGCGGATTATTATCAAAATCACACCGATAATACAACTATGTCTACTGACCCTGGTAATGAATATGAATTTCAAGCATATGGTATCACATCCTCTGGTACTGAGGAATGGGATATATTGCGATATATTAGAATAGATCAGTCTGGTAATCCAGAGTTATTTGAAGATTAAAATTTGAAAGGAGGTGAAAACATATGGGTGACGAAAACAATATAGTTGCTGGCGGTGCTTCTATAACGGTCGGTAGCGATCTTGGATATATTCAGTATCCTGATGGTGTGACAATGACTGTTAATGCTGAGATGCTGTATGTCCAGGTCGAGAGCCTTAATACTGATATTGTGGCTCGTAATACCAAGACAACTTATGAGGTCAGCACTATTCTGGCGGAACCGACAATGGATAATCTGACCATTGCATACGATTGGCAGAATGCTTCGTCTACGGGTGCAAGTGGTAATCAGATTCTATTCGGCGGAGATAACTCGAAACCGAGTGGTCGAGTGGTACATATCTATGGATATGTCCCAGGTTCCGGTGGTTATACAAGAACGTGGAAGTTCTTCAATGCCGTTGCTGTTCCCGGTGGTGAATGGAAGGCGACTGATTCAGAGATCAGCAAGACACCGGTTACATTCCATTGTCTCTATTCGACAAGCGATTCAGGCGTTGGAATGTTAATTGACGCGACGAGCTAAGATTTTAGGGAGAGATTTGAGATGCCAAAATATAGTAAAAGAAATTTGCCGGGTCCCGGTTTTTCATTCGGCAGGGAATATATATTCGGCGTGGATAAGGACAATAAATATGTAGAATGTGAAGATATATTTATTGCTGCGTCACTTCTCTGCCATGCAGCACGCTGGGAGAACGGGCAATTTACGAAAGAATACAAACCTGGTAGATTCGCGGGGACTAGTATAGGCCGCGTAACGGAAACCGGTAGGATCGTATTTATCTTCCGCATTGAGGGTAATGCCGCCGAGCTATGGGAACGTAAGCAATTATTCCATGCTGGCGCACATTGGGTCGATCCGGCGGAATTGAAAAGGTGCAGGAATTTTCTGATGGATGCCCTCACCGAAGCTAAGAGACAAGCAAAATTACATGAGAAAGGATTAGAAACAGATAGTACATTTCAAAAATGATTATGGAGTTGATAAAATGGATATAAGAGATGCTATCAAGGAAAATAAATATAAGGCCACTAATCGCGATCAAATAATATTTCTTCGACAAGCGCAAGTTGATGGATGCGTGCGTTATAGGCTGGATATGGTAATTAAATCATTGGCTCATTATTCTACTAATTTCAGTTTTCTAGTAAATTCCGGTATTGATATATCTCAGCTTTATTTCAGCGATATTATCATGGGATTACAGATAAGCCGATTTCCAGATGAAGAGGGCTTGATTTATTCGGTAGCTGATTGGGCCAAGATAAACAATGTGCGATTCGTGCTTGATTATAATGATGATGTATTCAATATTCCAGTGACGAATCCTGCACAAAAAATGACGGAGAAACAAAAACAGGTTGCACGCGATATTATCGGATGCTGTGACGCATTGTCATGTACAACCGAACCAATGCGACAGGTTATCAAGCGCGATAATACAAATGTGGCGATTATACCGAATTATTTTGATATGTGGAATTATAGACAGTTGCTTGTAACCGCAGATGAAGTTGAACAGAGATGGAGAAAACACAATAAGAAAACGGTAGTCGGATTCATAGGTGCTGCAAATCATACTGATGATCAGGATATATTTTACGATGCAATGACAATGATTATGCGCGAGCGGCATAATGTCGAAGTGGCATCATTCGGATTTGTGCCCCGTTCATTCTATGAAGAATTTGGGGCAAGGTGTCATATGGCTAATTTTACGACCTTGGAAGCTTATATGCCTCAATTCTCGGAGCTCAAGGTCGATATCCTTTGTATCCCGCTTGTGAATGATAGTTTCAATGCATGCAAGTCGAATATAAAATGGCTTGAAGGATCGCATCTGGGTGCTGCATGTATTGCATCTCCTATACCGGCGTATAAGGAATTGGGTGATAGTGTTTGCATGCTTGTTGATTGGAATAATGATAATCCCCTTGATGAAATACACGAATGGAGAACAAGCATTGAACATTTGATAGATGATCCCATTGAGCGGTTCGAGCGGGTTCATAAGTCTCAGGAATTAATGGTGCGCGATTGGGACCTCGCTGTCGGCTGGGTCAATTGGGAAACATATATTAAGAAGGTGCTGAATGAGGAATCGGTGGCGGATATGGATGTTACGCCACGTTATGTGGAGGTTAAACATGAAGAAGAAATTTCGGGTAAAGAGAATGTTCGTGTTTCTCGGAAAAGCTCTGTGGCCTGATCAGATAATAGAGACTAATGCTACGCTTGGTATTATAAAGAAGAAGATCAAAACCGGATATTTGGAGGAAATACGAGATGAAAAGTCTGTTCAGACGAAAAAGAAACGAACTGGAAAAGATGCAGAACAATCCATTGAGACAGGAGATCGGGTTCAGGGGGAAAAAGAAAATCCTGATGCTTCGTGAACCGTCAATGAGGGAATTACTCAATTTCCTTGAATCCGCTGTTGGAGAACTGGTATCGGAATACAGCAATAAAATTGATGAATTGGATAAAATGATTCCTCGTTTGATAGATAGTGGGCTCGCAATTACAGATTTCAAACTGCTTGAACCAGCATTCAAACCTATATGCAATTTCATTGCTATGGTGAATGATGGTGAAGAATCTATTGAAGCTGAATGGATATATCAGCATATTACACCAGCGCAGTTTATTGCATGTATCAACAAGCTGATGTATCTGTTAGATATCGAGGAACTTTATACAAATTTTTCCGATGCGCTGGCAAGGGTGATAAAAATACAGAAGAAAGCGGGGAACTTGTCAGCGCATTAGGTGAGATATGCAGGAAGTTGTCAATACCGATAGAGAGATTAACATTCAGCCAATTTTATCTTGGTATGAAGGCAATTGGTATAGATCATTTGAGGGATTTGCGTGAGCGTTCAATAGCAGCTCGATCAGGTATGCTATCCGATAAAGGTTGGCAAAAATTTATGGATGCCCTTGAGAGGGAAGAGGCGAAAGAGATGAAATCCACTGCCAGAAATTTAGATGAAATCATAGGCGAACCACGCAGTAATTATGATGAGGGTGAAATTGAATGGCTGAAGTAAGCCTCAAAATAGGTGCAACAATAGAAGGTCTCAAAAGGGGCCTTAATCGGGCCAAAGGGCTCATTGGGCGATTTACTAATTTCGTCAAGCAGAATAATGCGCGAATAAGCAGTATGCGTATGAAAGCGGGATTTGCTCTTGCTGGAGAAATACTCGCTATACGATCACTCGTGAAGGCATATCGAACACAGGAACGCGCGGACCAACGTCTTGCACAGGCTATGAAGACGCGTGGTATTTATAGTGATGAATTATTGAAATCATATAAGGAATTTGCAGCTTCATTACAACGAGTAACTACATACGGAGATGAGGAGATTGAATATATACAAGCACTAATGTTATCATTAGGTAGATTAAGCGGAGAGAGCTTACGCAAGGCGACGGAAGCAACACTTGACCTTGCTGCCGCCCAGGATATGGACCTTAAAGCTGCCGCAAATTTAGTAGCTAAATCAATTGGCTCCTCTACTAATGCATTATCGAGATATGGTATTACAATTAAAGAGGGATTGGTGGATCCCACGGAACGCGCAGCAGCTATTATTAGTGTAATAAACAAGAAGTTCCAGGGACAAGCTCGCGCAGCTTCAGAAGGTGCGGGTAAGTTAGAACAATTATCAGATCTTTGGGGTGATATCAAGGAGAAACTTGGAGAGGCGATACTGCCGCTTCTGATAAAGATAGCCAAGGCATTATCTGATATAGTTCCCAAGGTTGCACAATTTGTTGAAGAGAACAAAAAACTTGTGATGATTCTGGTGGGAGGTG